TCAAAGCACGTATCTGGAATTTTACTGTGCCAATCATCATTGATTCGATCGGATCTATGGTTTTTACTCCAGAAGGAATAAAATAAATCAATCTCACAGTTTCCAAGATCACGTCTAATGATATCAAAGTTGTTCTCAAATTGATATCTGAACGTTCTAAGATATCCAGAAGTGAATACCGCGACTCTCATAGAACCACCCACCCATCTCTATAGATTGTTGTCCAATCCTTTGTCTTTGATAACTCATCACCAAACCAAAGTTTGGGTGCAATAGTTTTTTGACTCTTGGCAAGGTAAGATCCCCACCATGAGAATGATGAGTTTGCAATAATATGGTACTGACAGAGTGACATAAGGCACATATCAGCATCGGAGGAATTACCTTCAGCAACAATAAATCTGTCATCAGAAAATAGTTCTTGTTGATGACACCATTCAGGATCATCAGAAAAAACAATCACATCAGTCTTTGGTAGGAGTTTCAATGCTTCAGCATAATACTCCATGGGTTGAACTGGGTGATTTGCATTTACAGTATAATCTCCTCTACGAATATGCAGAGAAATCAATTCATCAAACTGTGATACAAACTCTCGACATGGATCAAGAGTTTCTGACTTAAATGTAAATTCTTTACGAATTTGATCTTCAATACCCTCAAAATACTTTTCATTCTGAAAGTATCCAATAAGATCAACATTGTCTTCACAGGTATTAAATAACTGTTCATCAAAACCAAATGTGGACTCAGAAACCTTTCTTTGGTTTGCTAAACCAGTATTGAAATCACCAATCTTGAATGATTCGTAGATTGTAACATCGGAGTTTGCAACATTAGCATCTGCTTCTCCGAAGAACCTACGTGGTGGGATTGTAACTTCTAGTCCTCTATTTGCTGCAATACCTTTCAATGATGCATACTGAAACATTTGATTACCCAAACGTCCCAGATTTCCCAAACTATTAAACGATAACATTATCTTTAAACCACTGATACGCCAACTCAACACCTTCACGAATATCTGTGGATGCTTCCCACCCAAGATCATTGACTCTAGAAACATCCATGACCTTTCTCATGGTTCCATTTGGTTTAGATGTATCCCATTCAATAGCACCAGTATAACCAACAACAGAAGCGATCGTTTCAGTCAATTCACGAATAGTGATGTCAGTTCCCGTACCAACGTTAACGATATTTTGTGGATCATCATACACATTCATTAGATGAACACAAGCATCAGCAAGGTCATCAACATATAGGAACTCACGCATTGGTGAACCATCACCCCAGCAAGTAACAGAGTCTAGACCGTTGACTTTTGCCTCATGAAATCTACGAATCAAAGCAGGAAGTACGTGAGACTTTTCTGGAGTATAGTTATCACATGGACCATACAAATTGCACGGCATCACACTAATTGCATTGAAACCATGCTGCTCATGGTATGACTGACACATCTTGATTCCAGCGATCTTAGCAACAGCATAAGCATCGTTGGTTGTTTCTAGAGGACCAGTCAGCAATTGATCTTCTGTAATTGGTAGTCTTGGTTCCTTCGGATAGATGCAAGAGGATCCAAGAAATAATAGTTTCTTTACACCAAACTTGTATGCATTTCTAATGATATTAGTTTGAATCATTAGATTATCATTAATGATATCTGCTTTGTAGTCTCGATTGGCAAGAATACCTCCAACTTTAGCAGCAGCAACAAACACATAATCAAACTCATTGTGTTTGAAAAAGTAATTTGTTTGCATCTGACTGGTAAAGTTTACCTCATCTCTATGTGCACAACAAATGTCAGTATATCCTTCCCTCTCCAATCTGCGGACGATTGCTGAACCAACCATCCCTTTCGCACCCGCTACTAGAATCTTCGAATCCTTTTCCATCACTCACCCTCACTTTCACACATTTCTTTAACCAGTTCCTCAAATGAGACTTCGGGTTCCCAACCCAAATCGTGTCTCGCTTTGAATGAATCACCCAATAATGTCTCAACCTCAGTAGGTCGGTAATATTTAGGATGTACTGATATAATTGTCTTCTTTGTATTTTTATCTAGAGCAATCTCATCTTCACCTTCACCCATCCATTCAAGATCAAAACCAAAGTGCTTTGCAGAAATCTCTACAAATTCTCGAACAGAATGTTGTTCACCTGTAGCGATCACATAGTCATCAGGTTCATCCTGCTGGAGCATCATCCACATGGCTCTTGCATAGTCTTTGGCATGTCCCCAGTCTCGTCTTGCATCGAGGTTGCCAAGAAATAGTACGTTTTCTTCCCCAGTTGAAATTCGATGCAGTCCTCGGGTAATTTTGCGGGTAACAAACGTCTCTCCGCGTCGGGGACTTTCATGATTGAATAAAATTCCAGAACTTGCGTGTAGTCCATATGCTTCACGATAATTTTTTACGATCCAAAAACCGTAGAGTTTTGCCACACCATATGGCGAACGTGGATAGAAAGGTGTGGTCTCCGTTTGTGGAGTCTCCTGTACTTTACCATACAGTTCGCTAGTAGATGCCTGATAGATACGAACTTTATCTTCCATGCCCAGAAGGCGAACTGCCTCCAGAACACGAAGCGTTCCAAGACCATCTACCATTCCAGTGTACTCAGGCATCTCAAAAGATACCTTCACATGACTCTGTGCACCGAGATTGTAGATCTCATCGGGTTCTACTTTCTTGATGATATTTACAATATTACTGGAGTCTGTAAGGTCACCATAATGCAATACAATCTTATCGTAAATATGATCAATACGATGGGTATTAATAAGAGAAGAGCGTCTCACGATACCATGAACTTGATATCCCTTCGTGAGCAGTAACTCTGCGAGGTATGAACCGTCTTGCCCTGTAATACCAGTAATTAGAGCAACTTTCATAAACAATAAATCAACATGGTTATTATATAGAAAAAGACGGTTGGGGTCAAGCCAACCGTCTTATGGAGGTCTTACATGCACGCCACCTATTCTTTAGAGAAATAGGAAACTCATAATAGGGTCGTATTGACTCCACCAGTTCTGTTAAAGTCCGTCCGTGACTTATGGGAGGAAACTCCGACCAGGGTTTTTAAAGACTCTCCATGTCTCACCCAACTTCAACGGATTCCAAATCATTGATTAGACAATCCATGAGGATGTCGTAATCATCAAGAGCATCTCCAGAAAAATCAATGCCTTCATTTTCATAAAAGCGACGAACTTTCTTGAAGAGTTTAGGATTTTTAACGTCGAGATAGATCTCTCGGTTTGCTGCTGAACGTAGAATGTCCAGATCCTTGGTCTTGAATTTTGTAGTCAGTGCCATTGTTTTTAATGTTAACGATTACAGTATAAGATGGATTTAGTATTTGGTCAAGTAGGACAGATAATCTGCCCATGGGGGTCGCGAGGATCGAACTCGCCTTAGCCGAATTATGAGTTCGGTGCATTCACCAGATTGCTAGACCCCCGGTAGGACCGCTGGGAGTTGAACCCAGTTCACACCGTTATAAGCAGTGGGCCTTAACCGATAGGCGACGGTCCCTCATATTAAATTTAATCCAACTTGTCTATGTCCTCTTCAGGGACAAGGACGATTATACCATACTCTGTAGATATTTGTATTCTTTCTCCAAAAGAGACTCTTTCAAAAATTTCGTAGCAATTCTCTATGAAAGATTCTGCGTTGATTGATTCCATCTATTTTTAATAGATTACCTGAATTATATATGGTGTGGTAGGTTCCTATCGCCGCTAACCCTGAACCTACCAAAGGGGGTCACCGCAGTCGTTATGGAAGACGACTCAAATACTATAACACTAGTCGTGGTGCTTGTCAAATGGTTCCCAGTGTTCCCAACCATACTTGTGGACTGCCCACATACCAAGAACGGGAACAAACACTAACGCTATACACATAGGCGCTAGTGTCCAAGGATTATTTAAAACCCATGCTGCAAAATGACCTGCATTGTGAATCATGACTGTTCGTGTCCGTGTTGTTCTGATTCTGGAAATGGTGCTTGCTCTGATTCTGGATGCTGTTGCTGTTGCTGTTCGTTATTCATATTCCTGACCCTTTTTGATAATAATCATCGTCATCTTCTTCCTCCTCACCTTCTATGGGAATCCGAAGTTGTTTAATCCGTTCTCTTAAACTCTTTAATAATTTTTTCTGTTCTTCTTCATCCAACATTATCCAGGATAATCCCATTTAGTAATTTGATTTACCTTATGACAAGGACCCCAATTGCCCTCATGATAGAGGAATGGAGTGGTTCTTACTGGACAAGTGTCACCAGTGCACAATAAGTCATTGACAATTCTCCAAGACTCCAACACTTCTTCAGAATGAACGAAGTGTGATTGATCATTCTCAATCGCATCATATAAAAGTTTTTCATAACCATCAACACCCAACCAATCTGGATATCTGTGCGTTAGAGTTGCCAACTCAACTTGTTCACTAAGTCCAGGAGACTTTACATCAATCTGAATATCAAGATGAGCATGTGGTTGCAAACGCATCACAATACGACCAGGTGTTTCTCCTTCAAATAAACCAAGAGGTGGTGCCTTAAGTTTGACAACAACTTCTACACACTGATAAGGCATCTTCTTACCAGTCATAAAGTGGAATGGAACACCCTTCCACCTCCAGTTATCAATATACAGATCACCAGCAACAAAGGTCTGAGTCTGAGAGTCTACACCAACACCCACTTCCTTACGATAACCTTCATACTGTCCCGTCACAAACTTTTCACCAAGTCTTGTTGCAGCAAGAACCTTTGTCTTTTCCCTACGAATCTCTCTTGCGTCCATTCTACAAGGAGCATCCATGGCAATTAGAGACAGAACCTGAAGCATATGATTCTGCAACATGTCTCTTACAACACCAGCAGTATCATAATACTGTGCACGACCTTCACACCCAATAGTCTCAGTTGCAAAGATCTGAACTTCTTCTATATACTCCCTGTTCCAAAGTGGTTCAAGAAGTATATTCCCAAAACGTGTAGCAAGAATATTATTGACAGTATCTTTACCAAGATAATGATCAATGCGATATACTTGTTTCTCGCGTAAATGTCTGCTAACCACAGACTGTAAATGATCAGCAGATTTATAATCGTGCCCAAAGGGTTTCTCGATAACCACACGCGACCTTTCCGGATCATCTAGTAGTCCTCCGTGCTTAAGATTGATTACTGCCCATTCATATCTTTCCGGAGGAACAGATAAGAAATAAGTTGTATCATCAGTGGTGGGAAGATGTCCTAGACTTTCCCTATCAGATAAGTCACAAGAAACATAATCAAGAAGATGACAAAACTCTTCGGGATATTGACCCAAAGAGTTAACCCATGTTTCTCTACCAGGGTCTCTTCTAGATGCACCAGTAATCACAAAGTTTTCAGGGAGAAGTTTTTTCTCCCATAACTTGTGCAGTGCAGGAATCAGTTTACGCTTACATAGATCTCCAGTCGCACCGAAGATTACTATTCCTTTAGTGAGCGGTTCCGTTGCCATCGTATTTGTCGGTTTCGTAGTAGTTATTTTCACCCTTTCGTAACCCGAAATATACTGTGGATAGTACAAAGGGTATGGCGATCCACGTAAGAACATTAGCGAATGTCATTAGTCTACATATTTGTCGTAAATTTTACGAATATTTTGAGTGATGGATAACCCACCAACATAAGACTCAAATTCGCCATCATCATCTACAGCAACTAAAACTGGAGTTGCTGTCACACCATACTTCTTTGCCAGATCAACGTTTTCTTTTGATGGTGTAGAACCAACATCCTCAAGATCAACATATGTAATATGCTGTTGACGAGAATCGTTGAGTGTATTCAAATACTTATCGACCAGCATACATGGTCCACAAGACTTTTTAGAAAATAAGTAAATCATCTAACGTGATGTCCTCCAAACATGAAACGCATACCATTTAGAACCTTGGCTGCGAAAGCACCAAGACGGCGCGAGTTAAAACGTTCATAGAGCGCACTACTGATAACAGGAGCGGGTACCCCAAGATCCACAGCAGCATGGACAGTCCAACGACCTTCGCCACTATCTGAGACGCCCCCAGAGAAAGCATCCAACTCTCGGTCACTCCTAAAAACATCAGCGGTAAGATCAAGCAACCAACTGCCAACCACGCTACCACGACGCCATAACTCAGCAACTTCAGCACAGTCAATATTATAGCAGTAATCTGCTGGATTTTCCATCGGAGCAACCTCAGCATCGCCCTCCTTAACGTATTTCGCCCCAGCATTAGCTTCATGCAGGATATTAAATCCTTCGGCATATGCTTGCATGATTCCGTATTCAATTCCATTATGAACCATCTTTACGAAATGACCTGCTCCAGGGCCGCCGCAGTGTAACCATCCTGATTCAGCAGGTGTAATGCGGTCTCCGTCATTGGTCCGTGGAGCGGCGCTGATACCTGGTGCGAGTGAATCAAAGATTGGACGGCAGATGGATACTGCAGTATCTGAACCCCCAACCATAAGACAGTATCCACGCTCCAGACCGTAAACACCACCACTAGTACCGCAGTCAAGATATTGGATGCCCAACTTTGCCAGACGTTCCGCCCTGCGCCTTGAGTCCTTAAAATTGCTATTACCATGATCAATAATAATATCTCCTTCACTACAAAATTGTAGTAACTCATCGAGTGTCTCCTCTACTAGTTCTGCGGGGATGACGAGTTGAAAGATACCGGGTACTTTACCAGCAAGACCCTCTTGCTTGTGGACTACTTGAACAAGGCCTTCCAGAGAAGTGGTAACTCCACTGACATAACCTGCTTCAAACGCTTCTTGAGCTTTTGCATAGTTCCTCCTGTAACCCCAAACTTCAATACCTTCTTTCATCATGCGGCGAGACATGCCCTCGCCCATTCTACCTAAACCAACGATTCCAACTTTCATAAGACTCAACGAAATTGACAAGGGACATAATTTTCGAAACCTACACGGAGATCCTCTAACAATCTTCCGTACTCATTGAACATCCTATCGCCAGCGATGTATGCTCTTTGTCTCATCCATACTGCGTCGATTAGCAATCTTCGCTCATGATCTGAGAGACTTGTGAAACAAAAACCTTTTTGCTCTTCCATATTTTTAATATGCGTTGTTTAAACCCCAAAGCACTAATGATGCAATAAAACCAAATATGAGTGAGGTTGAAATGAAGTATTTGTTCATTCTTCCTCCTCATCTTCATATGTAGACGGTTCGTCAAACAGTTCATTCATCTTAAGTTCATTTATCCTGTTCTGCAACAGTTTGTATTGATCTTCTGATAAATTCTCCATCTTTATCTTTGCTGTTAATAATGGATCTCCTTTTTGTACATTTTTCATTTCAGGATGCTTTACTTCCGGATGAACTGAATAACCATTACGGTAATTTATAATCATCCAACCTTGCACAAATAAAGTAAGTGCAATGATTCCCAAAACTACCCAAGGTAATAAAAATATTATTTGAGAGTGATGTTCAACCATGGAAGTAATGGAGGAATGACGCCAATTAATCTCAATAAACCCTCACTAAAAAGTCCGAGAATAAAGAAACCAACGAACATACTGATAATTCCAGCATTTCGATTGTGTCTTCGGATAGCATCGTCAATCATCCGTTGACACTCTTCATGTGTCACTAGATGTTCAGGTTTCAATTCAGTCATCCTGTGTGCCATCTGATGTAGGTTTTCCCAACTTAATATCTATAGGGTCTGGGCG